CTACGTTCCCACAAGTACAAATTGATAACATGCCTATAGGTGGATGCAAGGAAACATTACAATACCTCCAGAAAAAGAAGTTGATTTAGGTGATCTAAATAAAGGTGCTGAACTTTTATTGAGGAATCCAAAGGCTAAGGAACAACTTCAACAAAAACAATGGAGACGTAAGATGGAACAAGCAATCATTGTGCTGGCAATAATGGTAGGACTTCTTACCCTAGGTCTAGGTCTTGTAGTTGGATACCTTGTTCGAGGCTATATACAAGACACAACAATACAATACTCCCATCCTGAAATGTTTGATGAGAATGGGAACCCACTACCCGATGAACTTCTTGCTATAAGATTTGAAGGTAGACTAAACGAAACTGATGATGATTAATCATGGCTAAATTACCAAAAGATCCCTTAGTATCTGAAATTTTTAGAGCAGTACATGGGAAGAAAACAGTCAAGCAAAAGGTTGACTTGTTAGCAGAGTACAAACGTGACGATGTGAAGGCGATTCTCATCTGGAACTTTGACAAAGGAATTGACAGTGCAATGCCTGAAGGAGCAGTGCCTTATAAAATAAATGAGTCACCTGCTGGAGTAGGTCACACAAGACTTGTACATGAATGGAGAACTCTATACAATTTTGTTAGAGGTGGTAATGACAAACTCTCAAACATGAGAAGAGAGACATTGTTTATGCAACTCCTTGAAGGACTTCATGCTGATGAGGCAGAAATAGTATGTCTAGCAAAGGATGGTGACCTTCAGAGTAAGTATAAGATTACACGTAGTGTAGTTGAACAGGTATTTGGTGAAGAAATAAATTGGAGAGATAGATGATTAATGATTGTCCTCACCCATGGGAGGGGATAACCATTAATCCACAAGGATATATCACACCATGCTGTATGTTACCTAATAAACATGCTGCACATATTGATGATGTTACTAGTCTTACTGACACCTATGTAAATCATCCATTCTTTATAGAATATAGAAATTCAATACCAAAAGCTTGCTCATATTGTTACGAGCAAGAAGCAAAAGGTGTATGGACAGCAAAAAATACCACCCCTCTTAGTGGATCTTATGATAAAAAGATAAGGTATCTGGAATATACTATGAGCAATTTGTGCAATGCAACTTGCTCTATGTGTGGTCCATATTTTAGTTCTTCTTGGGTTGCACATGACAAAAAATATTCTGTATCAACTTTATCTGAATCTGCTTTCAAAAAAATACTTGACGTATTACCTTACGTTCAGCACTTAGTTATCAAAGGTGGTGAACCATTTTTAGATAAAAAAAATCTTATAGTATTAGAAAAATTTCTTAGAGAGTCTACTGGTAGAGTTGATATAATTACAAATGGATCTCTGATCAATGAAGTTTGTTTTGATTCTAGAGTTCATCTTGCATTTAGTATTGATGGAACTCATGATGTTTACAGATGGATAAGAAGCACTGATTGGGATACTGTTATTGATAATGCTAAAAAATTTTATGATGCAACTGGTAAAGGTGTATCAGTGGAGTCTTGTATCAGTTTACACAACTTCTTTCATGTAGAAGAATACTATAATTTTTTTATAGATGCTCCATATGTTATGACCATAAATCAAAATCACTTTGCTGATATCCCACGTAAATGTTCAATACATTGTTTACCTGATGATATACTTATGGATCAGAAAGACAAGAACCTAAGAATAATAGACAAATATAAAAATAATCCTAAGATTAATAGTAATAATTATCTTACAATGGATTCAATAAAACCTAGAGTTGATTCTACAGGAAAATGTACTAAAGAAAATGCTTTCAAACATATAGATTATATCAATGGTATCAGGGGGTTTGATCTTCTAGACCATGTGCCAGAGTTGAAAGAGTGGAAAGGTACTTGACTATATAATATACATGTGTTAGAATTAACACAACGTTCAACCCCCTTCGACAGGGGTCGCAAGTAAGCCGACTCGGAACGGAATCGTTCATCCTCTTTGAGGACGCACAAGTTGACTGAAGGAACGGCATTAAACCGCCCATTACTTTAGGAGAAACCCAATGGCACAAGTCACTTATCGTGGTGTCGCATACGACACTGAAGAGTACAACGCAGCAGTGATTGAAGAATCACAAAAGCGTAACAGACACGATCTAATGTATCGTGGAATCAAAGTCAAGAGCAAGGCAAGAGCCTGCAGTTGACATCAAGGAGGGGTTGATCCCCTCCTTTTTTTATGCTATACTATATGAATGGATAAAGACAAACTAAAAATTATTGTTACTGATCTTGAGATGCTTCTATCAGCATTGAAAGCAGAGGTATATTCTGACACAGAATCATATAAGTATGATGATATTGAACCTGTTGAGATGGATTACGATGAATCTTATGAAGAATCATAAACTACGTGGAGTCCATGGATGTATTGTCAGTGCCTACGGTGACTGGAGGTTATCAGAATATGAGCAGGTATTGGAACTAAAACATATAGAACACCTATTGACAGATGATAGGTTGCAAGACGTATTGTTTGATGATATTGCATGGAAGGGTATGCATTTACCCATGGAACAGAGAAGAGATAAATGTATTTGTTGTCATGGAGAAAGGTATCATAATTGTGATATAAACTACCCTCCTATTCTGTGTATACATACACCTAATCCATTCAATAAAAAATATAGATTACTTGACGGTAAACATCGTATGGAAAAGATGTTAGCACAACATAGATTCAGATCAAGATTTTATGTGCTAGAATATACCGACATTGAACAATTCTTAGTTCAAAGAACAACATGACAGTAAAGTTAGTAAGTATTACTCCTGATGCAGAACAGATGATGGCATACATTGCCAGAGTATCTAACCCTGCCAATCAAGAGAATGAAAAGTATGCTGGACTGCTGAAGTATTGTATCAAGCACAATCATTGGTCTGTGTTCGAGCAGTCTTCCATGACAGTAGAGATTGAGACCACTCGTGCCATCGCAGCACAGATCTTACGTCATAGATCATTTACTTTTCAAGAGTTTAGTCAGAGATATGCTGACACTAAATTGTTAGAAGCAATTGTGTTACCAGAGTTGAGAAGACAAGACTCAAAGAACCGTCAGAATTCTATTGATGATTTAGATCCTGAAGTTGTAGACAAATTGAATAAGCAGATGAAAACTTTATTCAGTTCTTCTTCTGCATTATATAATCAAATGCTTGAGTGTGGTGTGGCAAAAGAGTGTGCTAGGATGGTGCTACCACTGTGTACACCGACCAGAATTTATATGACAGGATCATGTCGTTCGTGGATCCACTATATAAATCTAAGGTCTGCTCATGGTACTCAGAAAGAGCACATGGTGATTGCAAAGGCAGTCAAAGATGTATTTGTTGAACAGTTCCCTGCTGTTAGTGAGGCTTTGGAATGGGAAAAAGAATCGCAGGAATAAATCTTGCAAAAAATGGTTCACTTGTTATATTACATGATGGTGAGATAGAATTTTACCTAGAGGAAGAACGTGTCACAAGAACTAAAAGAGACATCAGTGCGAAGGCTCTTGCCGATAAGTATATTGATTCTAGTATTGATGTTCTTACCATATGTGATTGTTTTACAAGATATACTAGACAAACCTTCCTCGATAGAACCAAAGCCAAAAATGAACTCTGTAAGATTGCTAGATCAAGAGGTTGTTTATCTATTGTAGACTATAGAAACAGGCATCATGAGTGTCATGCTGCTAGTGCATTTTATAACTCAGGGTTTGATGATGCAGTGTGTGTAGTGATGGATGGTAAAGGTTCTTATCATACTGATGATAGTGTGGCACAAACAGAAGGTTATGAATCTGCAGGTGTTCAATTGAGGTATGCTGAGATAGAAAGCATCTATGATTATTCTGGTGAGTTCATTCCTCTGTTCAAACATTACTCTACCTTTTGGAATGAGGATGAGTGTGAATTATTAGATGAACCTTACTGGTACAAAGGGAATCTTTATAGTGATAGGACTAGTGTAGGTCAAGCATTCAGAAGAGTCTCAAGGTACTGTAACTTTGATGAGATAGAGGCAGGTAAAACTATGGGTCTCTCTGCTTACGGACATTCTGGTACACCAACAGACCTATTCGTAGAGGAGTACAATCATAGTCTTTGTAGTAAAGAACTTTATGCTTCAGGAAATACAACTGAATATCACGGTACTGCATACCGACCAGAAGATTTAGCATATAGATTACAAAAGTCTGCTGAAAAACATGCAATCTTTATGATAAAGAAAGCAGTTGAGATGAGTGGGAAAAAGAATGTTGTTGTGAGTGGAGGATTCTTCTTGAATTGTGCAGCAAATCAGAGTATAATAAAAGAGTTAGATATAAATTTGTACGTAGATCCTATTGCATACGATGGTGGTATTGCTATTGGGTCTGCATTATTAGAACATTATGAACATCTTCGTAACTGATCCATCACCCTATACGTCTGCTCAATGCTTACCTGATAAGCATGTAGTCAAGATGCCATTAGAAACATGTCAAATGCTTTCTATTGTTTGTTCTGACAA